AGAGACTTGCGTATTCGTCAGATGTTGACTTCTACATCTTTGACCTGCACATCTGGAACAGCTACAGTTAATATCCCATCTGACTTCTTGGAAGTAAAAGATTTTGTAGTTGCAGGTAATCCTGTATTTCCATTGAACTACGAATCCCCGTCTTTGTTCTCTCGTAACTCACGAAGCATGGACGCAGGTAAGCCATTGGATTACACAGTATTGGCAAGCACATTTAAGTTAGCACCTATTCCTGATTTTGCTTACACGTTGAGTTTGGTTTATTCTGCTGCGCCTCCGTTTTTAAGTTCATCAAACGCAAGTAATACATTCTTGACTGTTTGTCCTGACTTGCTTTTGTATGCAGCTTTGATTGAAGCAGAGCCTTACTTAATGAACGATGCTCGAATCAATACATGGGGAACTATGTTTGATAGGGCTATGGGTTCTTTGACTCGTTCTGATGAGAAGGGTCAATTCTCTGGCGTTCCTTTGGCAATGCAAACAACATACATCTGATATGCCTACACAAAGAATCCAACTAGGTGAGTGGATGCCTGACCAATCAGGTATCTCTGGCGCATTGACTGACGCTAAGAACGTGGTTTCTCAAGCTGTGGGTTATGGCCCATTTCCTAGTGCTGTAGCGTTCTCTGCTACTGCTTCTGAAGACCTAGTGTCTTTGTACGCTGCTAAGAATCCAGACTCCACAACTCAGTTGTTTACTTCTGGTGGAACTAAGATTTTTACAGTAGATGGCGTTGGCGCATTGACTCAAGTTAAGACAGGCATGACTACTGGCATTAACGACAAGGTACGTTTTACTCAGTTTGGTAAACGAGTAATTACTACAAACAATGCTGACGTACTGCAAGCATGGACGCTTGGAACTTCTACGTCTTTTGCTAATTTAAGCGCATCTGCACCAATAGCTAAATTTATTACTGTGGTGCGTGACTTTGTTGTTTGCGCTAATACGTTAGAAACGACACAACAACAGTATCGTGTTAGATGGTCAGCTATCAATGATGAGACTGATTGGGTAGAGAATGTAAATACTCAGTCTGACTATCAAGATATTCCTGATGGTGGACAGATTGTCGGAATCCGTGGTGGTGAGTTTGGCTTGGTGTTCTTAGAAAGAGCCATTAGCCGAATGACCTATGTAGGCACTCCGTTCATATTCCAGTTTGACAATATCTCTCGTAACAAGGGATGTATGGTTGCTGGCTCTATTGCTCAGTACCAAGGAGTTACATTTTTCCTATCGGACGATGGCTTCTATATGTGTGATGGTCAGCAAGTAGTGCCAATTGGAAGCGAAAAGGTTGACCGATTCTTTATTGATGACGCATCAGAATCCGACTACAACTCAATGACTTCTGCTGTTGACCCTATTCGTAAACTTGTCATTTGGAATTATGTAGATACAGGCGGTAATCGTAAACTAATCATTTACAACTTTTCTACTAAGAAGTGGACTTATGCGGATGCAGGTACGGACTTCTTGTCTGAGGCATCTACTACCTCTGTAACTTTAGAGCAGTTGGATAGTATCTCAGCATCTATTGACGCATTGACAACAAGTCTTGACTCACGCCTTTATGTTGGTGGTAAGTATTTCCTTGGTGGTACGTTAGGTGCAAAGGTTTTCACATACACAGGTCAGCCCCTTTCTGGTAGGATTTCTACTGGAGACATTGATTTAGGTGGGCCATCCGTGGTCACTTTGGCTCGTCCACAGGTAGATAATGGTTCAGCAACTATTGCTGTGGCTTCTCGCACATTGTTAAGCCAAGACGTTACCTTTGGTACTCCAGTAGCTGCTGACTCGGAGAACAGGGTTTCTTTGCGTAGCGCAGGGCGTTACCATCGTATTCAAGTTAACCCTACTGGTGCAGATTGGAAAAACGCTGTTGCTGTAGATGTTGACGTAGCTGGTCAGGGTGTCCGCTGATGTTTAGAAGCCTACCTGCTTTTGGTGGTGACCAGAGGGCTGTGGCAGAAGTTGTCCGTGGCATCATGGACGGAAAGACCAATAACACAGGCACTTTGACTCTGGCAACAGGTGGTGCTTTAACTACCACTTTGACAGACCGAAGGATAGGCCCAGACAGCGTTATTATCTTTGTCCCTGCCTCTGCTGCTGCTTTTGCTGATTCTGCGCCTTATGGTGCTTTTCAAGATGGAACAGACCAGACTGCTGCTAGTACGACTGTTGCTTATCCTATTACCTTTGATACAACCGACTTCTCTAATGGAATTACGTTATCAAATAGTTCTAGGTTAAATGTAAAAAACGCAGGACTCTACAACTTACAGTTTTCCATTCAGTTTAAGAACACCACAAACGATGGTCAAGATGTGGATGTTTGGTTTCGTAAGAATGGAACAAATATCGCAAACTCAAACAGTAGATTTCACCCTCCTCCGAGGAAAAGTTCTGGTGACCCTAGCCATATCATTGCTGCATTGAATTTCTTTATTGACATGGCTGCTAATGATTATGTTGAGATTGTGTGGAGAACTGAAAATACTGGTGTAAGTATTGAGCATTTTGGGACAAGCACAAGCCCGACAAGACCTGCTGTGCCATCAGTCATAGCTACTATGAATTTAGTAGGCGGTGGTGCTACTTTTAATGGTATTTACGCTAGTTCTCAAGGACAGGGTACGGCTACGATTACCCACTTTGCCAATTCAACTGCAAATAAGACCTATAGATATGCAATTATTGGTTGATTTTAATAATTTATGTATAATGGATTCCGTGGATGACCCATCTTGGAATCCGAAACTCTAGGAGTAAAAGATGGCTACTACTACCACATCTCAAATTGACCCAACAATCCAACCATATTTAGGTTATGGATTGCAACAGGCACAACGGCTGTATCAAGCTGGTGGCCCACAGTATTATGGTGGCCCAACATTTGTTAGCCCTACAACTACCACTCAAACTGGTTTACAGGCTCTTGAGGCTCGTGCTTCTTTGGGTAATCCCTTACTTCAGTCTGCACAAAACCAACTTCAGAACACAGTTTCTGGTGGTTTTCTAGGTGGAAACCCTTTCTTTCAAGGTGCGTTTCAACCTGCTGCACAAGCGGCTCAGACTCAGTTTCAAACTACTTTAGGTGATATTGCATCTAAGGCTAGTCTAGCAGGACGTTATGGCTCTGGTGCTATGGGTTCTTTGCAAGACAGAGCCACAGGTCAGTTTGGTCAACAGTTAGCTAATACGGCTGGACAACTGGCTTACCAGAACTACGCTGATGAAAGAGCAAGACAACAAGCGGCTACGATGGCTGCGCCTCAGATGGCTGCTGCTGATTACCAAGACATTCAGAATATGTTGCAAGCTGGTCAAATCCGTGAGGGTTACCAAGGCCAACAAATGCAGTCTGATATGGCTCGATTTAACTTCTTGCAAAACCAACCACAACAGAACTTGCAGAACTATCTATCACTTGTCTATGGAAACCCATTAGGACGAGTGGCTTCTTCTACAACTAGCGGAACTCAAGACACATCTGCATTACAAAACGCTTTGGGTATAGCTGCTACGGCTGGTGGTTTGTATAAAAATCTTGGTGGCTCTACTGGTATCAGTAACTTGTATAACAGCGCATCTAACTTTTTAACTGGTGGCTCTAACATGGGAACTATTAACGCCAGTTACCCTGCTCTTGGCACTAACTGGTGGGATTGATATGGCTGGACTATTAGACATTTTTGGTACAGGCGGTGCAGACACAATGGGTCTGTTGGGTATGTCACAAGCTGACATTGCTCGTAATCGTGACGATGCACAAGCACAAGCCTTGTATGCCCTAGCAGGGCGTTTATTCCAAGGTGGCAACACAGGTCAGTCTATTGCTGAAGGTTTACAACGTGGTCAGCAAGCCTACAAAGGCGGTATGCAAGACACATTGCAAAGCCAGTTACAGAATGTCCAGTTAGCTGACATGATTCGTAAGCGTAAGTTAGAACAACAACAACTAGCTGAACAACAACGAATTCAAAGCGTTATCCAAGGTGCTGTAACCAAGCCTCAAGAGATTTATGGCGAAGACATAATGGGTCAGCGAGTAGGCGAAGGCATGACTGCTGGTGGCTTTGATTTGGCTCGTGCTGCGCCACAACTTGTGGGTTCTGCTGAAGGCAGAAAAATACTTAAAGAATTGCAACCAGAGTACAAAGAAGTAAATGGTGCGCTTTATGAGATTTCTGCTGGTATGCCTCCAAGGTTAGTTGCTGGAAATAAGAAGCGTGATATTGCAATTGTTGGTAATGTTGTTCTTGATAAAGACAATTTAAGTGTTCTTTATACAGCACCAGAAGCACCTGCTGCATCTATCAAAGAGTTCAAAGACTTTAGTAAATTAACTCAAGCAGAACAAAAAGCATATCTTGTTTTACAAGAACAGAAGCGTCCTGTTACAAATATCAATATGCCAACAGAGGGTGAGCGTAAAGCTGGTTTGTTCCAAGAGCAAATGAGGGGTGCGTCTGATACGATTGCATCGCTTGGCCCTGTTGACATGGCAAACAG